AACTATTTATTGTAGCGTAAATTAGGAGTTTACTTATGTCATCTATGTTAGAACAAGCAATTATCGACGCAACTGCCCTTAGAGAAGCAGCCATTAAGAGCGCTGAACAAGCAGTTGTAGAAAAATATTCACCAGAAATCAAGGAAGCCGTTGAAAAGCTAATGGAAGAGAATGATTTCGAAGAGAACAAGACTGTCGATGAGCAGATTGTTGAGGCAGATGACAAGGGCGAAGGTTACGCTTTTGTTGAGAATACAGAGCTAAGCAACCTTGAAGAGAACGAAATGATTGATATTGATGTTAAGTCTCTCTTTGAGGAGATTCAGAAAGAGCAGCTTCAGGAAGAAGTAGAGATTGATGATGAGTTATTAGAAGAGGACGTTGAAATCTCAGAAGAGCTTATTGATCAGTTGGTTAAAGAGGTTATGGAAGAGGGAACCTCTGAGGCTGCAAAGAAAAAAGCAGAATTAGAAAAAGCCCGTGAAGAAATGAAAAGACGCCTTGATGCAATCGAAAAAGAGATACAAAAAGCCAAAGACGAAGCTGAAGAAGAATATAAACCAATCCCATCCCCAACAAACGAGGAAGTCCTAGAGGAAACTATTGATGAGGCTATGGATTTTGATTATGAGCCAGAGCCAGTTGGTCAGACAACTGCATATGGTGCAACAAGAGCCCAGCAGGCAGAGCAAGCCATGTTAATGGATGTTATGCTCGCCGTTGAGGAAGAGAATGCAAAGCTCGAAAAAAAGAACGAATCTTTGGTTAAAACCAATCAAAGACTAAAAGAAACAGTGCAGAACATTGCTGATAAGTTTGAAGAGATCAAGCTAGTAAACAGCAAGTTGTTCTACACAAACAAAACTTTAATGGACGACTCCCTGAATGAGCGACAAAAGGGTAACCTTGTCGAGTCTATTAATAACGCTCAGACATCTGAGCAAGCGAAGATTGTCTATGAAACTCTAAAAAGCACAGTGGGCAATGCTAATACTAATAAGCAACCGGAATCATTGAGTGAGGCAGTAGGCAAGCGATCTTCAGCATCTTTATTGCTAAAAGCAAGAAAAAGCGACGATAAGCCAAAGGTAAACGAAGGTAATATCTTTGCTGATCGTATGCAAATTTTAGCAGGCATTAAACATCAAAAGGAGGATTAAAACAATGTCAAATATAGTCGAAAGATTAACAGAAAACATCGTTGCTCGTGATCTCCGTAAAGAAGGCGCTGCCCTAGTTTCCAAATGGGAAAAAACAGGTCTACTTGAGGGACTCGGTGATGATAGAACAAAGGACAATATGTCCCGTCTCTTAGAGAACCAAGCCAAGGAACTTCTACGTGAAGCTTCAACCATGGCTGCTGGTGATGTCGAGGGCTTTGCTGCCGTCGCATTCCCAATCGTCCGTCGTGTATTCGGCGGTCTACTCGCTAACGATCTCGTTAGTGTTCAACCAATGAGCCTTCCATCAGGTCTCATCTTCTTCTTGGATTTCACCAAGGGTAATGATGGCACTGACAACCGTCTAGGCGACGACCTTAATGATTCAGTATACGGTGGTGGTGTAACAGGTTCACAAATCACTGGTGGTGTTAACCTAGATGGGCGTAATACTGAGAAGTCACTTTACTCCCTAAACAATGGTTACTCTTCACCAGTTTCCGGTGCCGACCCAGGTGCCACTGTTGAGGGTTTGATTGCAACATCTGGTGCAATCGGTGTTAACAATGAGTTTGAGCAGATGGTTGCTGACGCTGGTTCAACAATTACTGAGCAAGAGGCTCGTAGAATTCTACGCTACGACCCAGACATCGCTTCTGGTACTGGCGTTATTATTCTTCGCGTACCAAAGAACGTATACCTACAAAATCTAAATGATGATGATCTTGTTGGCGTTACTTGGGCAGGTAGCTCAACTCAGGAGCTTGATGGCGCGGCTGCTCGTTTTGGTCTTACTCAGGCACGTCGTCTAACCCAGTACGGTACTGCATCAAACGGTGCCCAGGATCGTGAGAATGTTTACTGCGTTCTAACAATCACTGGTACAACAAACTTGGGTCAGACTGCTCACATTGCTGACAACGGATTAGCTCAGGCTCGTGCGAACTTAAATGCTACGGTCAACTTCCTATCCTTCCCAGCCGCTGATGTATTCGCTGCTGGCGGTGGTATTGGTTCTGTTGAAGGTGGCGCTGAGTGGCTCTTAGAGTCCGATATGTCTGCATTCGCCGGTAACTTCGGTGATGATCAGGGCGGTAGCATTCCAGAGATTGACATTCGTGTCGATTCTGTTGCTGTTACAGCCGTAACCAAGAAGCTTCGTGCTAAGTGGTCACCAGAGTTAGGTCAAGACCTAAACGCTTACCACAACCTCGACGCCGAGGTAGAGTTAACTGGCATTCTTTCTGAGCAGGTCGCTCTAGAAATCGATCGTGAGATCCTAGAAGACCTCGTAAAGAGAGCTACTGCCGGTACGCTACACTGGTCACGTCAGCCCGGTAAATTCCTAAACCGCGAGACAGGTGCTACCCTAGAGGACGCATCAAGCTCAACCGGTTACCCAGAGTTTACTGGTACTGTTTCTGAGTGGTACGAGACTCTCATCGAGACCGTCAACGACGTTTCTGCTCGTATTCACAGAAAGACACTTCGCGGTGGCGCTAACTTTATCGTTTGCTCACCAGAAGTTGCCAACCTACTTGAGTTCACCGCTGGTTTCCGCGCAAGCGTCAGCGTCGACTCAAATGGTACAGCCGGTGCTGTAAATGTTGGTTCAATCTCCAAGAAGTTCGACGTTTACGTCGACCCATACTTCCCACGCAACATCTTGTTGGTTGGTCGTAAGGGTGCTAGCTTCCTAGAGAGCGGCTACGTTTACGCTCCATACGTCCCACTACAGGTCACACCAACAATCTTCGGTACCGAGGACTTTGCACCACGTAAGGGTGTAATGACTCGCTACGCCAAGAAGATGGTTCGTCCAGACATGTATGGTCTAGTAATCTGCCACGACCTCGTGAGCTAATTGCTAATGCGTAGTTAAGAGTTGCCCCTCATCCGTTTCGACGGGTGGGGGGTTTCTCTTTAATAAAACTATTTAGATAGTAGGAGATTATGTGAATGTCAGTACCAGTTTTAACACCGTCAAGTAATTTAAGCAAAGTCATTTTGCCAATTACAGGAACACCCGGCAATGTGAATGATAGTAGCAACCCATTACCATTTGGTTTTTATATGCAAGGACCAGATGCAGCAGCTTTTGCATCGGGTGCGGCAGATCAGGTTAGTTTTGTTTACAAAAAATTAGGTGGTGATGTGTTAGATATTGAATTAACTCAGTACAATGTCTATGCTGCATATGAAGAGGCAGTATTAGAGTATTCATACTTGGTAAACATTCATCAAGCAAAGAACTCATTAAACAACCTACTTGGCTCTACAACAGCCTCTTTTAATGAAGATGGACAGATTGTTGAGGGCGACACATTAAGTGGCTCTAATCGCGAAATGGCGCTTCCTAGATATACGTTTGATTACACAAGAAGGGTGGCTGAGGGAATTGCTTCTGAGGCTGGTGCAGGAGGCGGTTTAACTTATTACACTGCATCTTTTATTCCAACATCCTCACAACAAGATTATGATTTACAAGAAATTGTAAGTTCATCTATTGTAAACGGTGAATTGTCTTTAGATAGTGGCGATACAGTTGGAAATAATAAAATTATTATCCGCAACATGTATTACAAAACGCCAAGATCAATGTGGAGATTTTTTGCCTATTATGGTGGATTGAATGTTATCGGAAACTTATCAACATACGGTCAATATGCTGATGATTCTACATTTGAAGTTGTTCCAACGTGGCAGAATAAACTTCAAGCTATGATGTATGAAGATTCAATTTATACAAGGACCTCTCATTACTCGTATGAAATTATTAATAATAAATTAAGATTGTACCCAACGCCAAGTGATTACTCTTCACCAGATCGCTTTTACTTTAGATTTACTGTAAAGAAAGATGCCACAGAAGAATACTCAGATCGTCAGAATGGCTCCCGTGGTGTTAACAACATGAACAATCTACCATTCCAGAATATTCCATATGCTTCAATTAACTCAATTGGTAAGCAATGGATTCGTAGATTTGCTTTAGCACTTTGCAAAGAAATGCTAGGACAAATCAGAGGAAAGATGGGTAACGCTGTTCCACTTCCAGGTGGAAACATTACACTCAACGCACCTTCCTTGTTGTCAGAAGCAGCAAAAGAGATGGGAGATTTGAGAACAGAGCTTAAGACAGTCTTAGATGAATTGACTTACGAGAAGTTATTGACAAAAGACGCTAATATGACTAAAACAACTGCGGACACATTAAGTAAAGTTCCAGTTCCATTATTTGTAGGATAATAAAGAATGGCAGATGATAAATGGACAAGACCTGATGCGCCGCCCCCACCACTTTTTACGGGGCAAAAGGAAGCTGATTTTGTTAAACAAATTAATGACGAGGTTATTGAACGTGTTGTTGGTCAACAGATTCTTTACTTTCCTATTTCAAGAGAACACTCAAATTACCACCCACTTTATGGCGAGGCAGTAGAAAAAACATACTTACCGCCAGTTAGAGTTTACAGTCGTGTAAAGTGGAATGGTACAAAAACTGAATTTACAAAGTATGGTGTTGATAGAAGACCACAAATTGTTGTTGATTTTCATAAAAGACGCTTGACTGAAGATCAAGATCTTTATGTTCGCGTTGGGGACTTTGTTCGTTATGGTGATTTTGATTATGAGATTGTTGAACTAAGCGAGCCAAAGCTACTCTTTGACCAGACAGATAAGAGTTTTGAGATTAGCGCAACTTGTATTTTGGCAAGAGAAGGAAAATTTAACCCATAGGATTATTAAATGCTACCAAAGTATATTGAAGAAAATTATAAATTCAACAATTACCGTGATGCTCTAAAGAAGGCTGAGGATCTTAGTTGTGTTGGAACTCATACAGAGGGTGGTCATTATTATCCTTGCAAAAATGCAGATGCTTTATTTAAGGCAGCTTATCCTGTACAGTACGACACACTAAAACCATCAACCTTTGAGACTATTGATATGGCTCTTTATGGTTGGCTAGATCAGACTATTGATGTTTTCGCAACAAGAAATGATGGTTGGCGCAAAGTTCCAATTGTTTGGTTGACGCAAGAAAGAGCATTTCAGATTAAAGATGATAGAGAAATGAGAGAGTTGGGAACAGAATCTTTAAAATTTCCAATGATCTCAGTTGAAAGAACATCAGTAAAACAAACTGCGGTAAACGACAGACCAATTCCAGCTAGACTATTTGCAGATGGAGATGGAACAACTTTGGTTATAGCAAAAAAAGTTAAGCAGTCTAAAACAAAGAATTTTGCCAATGCCAGAAGTTTAAGACTGTACAAGCAGGACAATTTTAAATTTAAAAATGAAAAAGTTGTCTATGAGTATGCAACCGTTCCTTTGCCAATTTATCACGACCTTAGTTACAATATTAACCTAAGAGCAGAGTATCAGCAACAAATTAATGATATGATTCGTCCATTTGCTACTTTTAATAATAATATTAATCAATTTATGATTAACGACAATGGACACAGTTACGAAGCATTTTTAGAAACTGATTTTTCTATTTCAAATAATATAAGCAGTTTAGCTAATAATGAAAAAGTTTATGAAGCTACTGTAAAAGTAAAAGTTATTGGTTATGTCATGGGTGCTGGACCAAATCAAAAAGGTCCACAAGTTGCAAGAAAAGAAAATTTTGTTGAAGTGCGTTTCCCAAGAGAGCAGGTTATGTTGGGTGATATTAACGAATTCTCCGACGAAGGCTATAGACCCTAGTCTTTGCCATATTTCTAAACTATTTATTGTAGCATAATTGGGAGATATTTTATGAGTGCCAGAAAATTTAAGTTTATTTCACCCGGCGTTTTCCTAAACGAGATTGACAATACACAACTACCAAACGAACCAGCAGAGATTGGTCCATTGTTTATTGGTAGGGCAAAATACGGTCCAGCAATGAGACCTGTAACGGTTGATTCATTTGCAGAGTTTGTGCAGTTATATGGTGAACCAGTTCCAGGTGGTAAGTCAGATGATGTTTGGAGAAACGGTAACGAACAAACTCCAACTTATGGTGCTTATGCTGCCCAGGCTTGGCTAAGAAACTCATCAACTTGTACATATGTTCGTCTTCTAGGTTCTAAGAACCTGAATGCAACAGATGCAGGTAAGGCTGGTTGGAAGATTGATGGTGATTCACCAATTGGCAAAGACATAGAAGCTATTCCAAACTTTTTCGGTAGCACAACTGGTTCTGCTTACGGTTTATTTGTTTTCGGTAACAATTTAAGTGGCACAACACCGCAGACAGGTACAGGTTCTTTAGTTGCAACTTGGTACGTTGAAGACGGCATGGTTGGACTTGTTGGTAAAGATACGGACGGTACAAACATTCCTCACACACAAGTAGGAAGTGGTTCTTGTCGCCTTATCGCATCTGACAGTGACGGTAGATTTACTGTTGTGATTACGGGTTCAACTGGTTATGGTAAAAGTCCAGTTATTAATTTCTCATTGAATGAGAACAGTAAAGATTATATCAGAAACGTATTCAATACAAACCCATCCTTAGTTAACAAAACTGTTGTAAAGTCAAATCAAAGAGAAAGATACTGGCTTGGTGAGACATATGCAAGAGAGTTTTTACAGAAAGTTGACAGAGGAATTGTCACAGGTTCAGGAGACCCGGCATCTAGCTCAGCAGGAGGCATAGTTGATGGAACCTATTTAGGTGTTATCATCCCACTAGCTTCTGGTTCTGATGCTAGACACAGTAATAGACAAATTGCATTTGAAGATGGCTCAACAAGAAATAACCCAGCAACCGGCATGGTGTTTGGTCAAGACTTGGGTGGTGCAGCCGCATCGAGTTCATACAGATATTCTGCTATGACCCAATTATTTAAATTCCATGCTCTAGATCACGCTGAGTGGGCACAAAACAATCTTAAGATTTCAATCGCAAATATTAATTACTCTGAAGATCAATTCAATAAGTTTGGTACTTTTGATGTTTTAGTTCGTCGTGCCAATGATACAGATGCTTCACCAGTCGTTGTTGAAAGATTTAGCAACTGTAATTTAGATGCAAATTCATTAGATTACATTGCTAGAAAAATTGGAGACGCCTTTGTTCAATTTGACACAACAACAAGAAGATTGGAGACAAGGGGTGAATACCCAAACAACTCCAAATACATCAGAGTTGAGATGGATGCTGAGGATTATGATTCTCAGTTGCTACCATTTGGCTACTATGGTCCTCTAAAATACAAAGATTTCCGAATCACTAGCGGGACTAACATTTCACAAGCCAACTTCGGTACCGGTGTCATTGGATTAGGTGCAAAGAACATTTTAAGTTCATCTATTCAGAATTCTGATCAAGTTTTAATTCTAACAGGCTCAGGCTTGGGCATGGCAGGTGATGGACCAACACTTGATTTTGTTTACCCTTCACACGAATTAAGACTTTCCGGTAACCAGGATGGCTTATCTGACCAGACTGACGCTTACTGGGGTGTTTGGACCGGCATCACAAAAACTAGTAATAAATTCAATCGTGATTTTGCTGATTTAAACAGAAACAGATCAGATATTATCACGGCTCCTTTGACCGATACGGCGTATAGTGAATTTCAGTACATTTTTAGCTTAGATGAGATTGTGTCTGGAACATCAGATGGTATTCTAAGTTGGGTTTCAGGTTCAAGAGTAGATGGTGATGCCATTTCTGCTCAGTCAGGGTTTACCTACAAGAACGTAATCGACAAGGGTGTCGATAGATTTACCTTACCAATGTATGGTGGTTCTGATGGTCTAGATATCACAGAGAAAAACCCCTTCAGAAATACTCTGCTAAGTGGTCAAACGGAAACAAGCAATTATGCTTACAACTCTGTAAAAGAGGCGATTGATATTGTTAGAGATCCTGAGTTTGTTCCATACAACTTAGTATCAATACCCGGTATCACAAATGAGGAGTTAACAACACACCTTATTAACACTGCTGAAGCAAGAGCAGACGCTCTAGCAGTGATTGATCTCAAGGGCGACTTTCAGCCAGCAGATGAAGATGATGAGGGTAAACAATACCCCAACCTAAGTAACACAATCACAAACTTGAAAGATCGCCAACTTAACTCAAGTTACGGTTGCGCTTACTACCCCTTCGTTCAGATTAGAGATACTCTAGAAGGTCAATTGGTATACATGCCAGCTTCCGTAGCTGCCATCGGTGCAATGTCTTACACAGACAGAGTTAGAGCACCATGGTTTGCACCCGCAGGATTTAACCGTGGCGGTCTTTCCAGCGGTGTTGCTGGTCTACCTGTTGTTAACGTAACACAGAAGCTTACATCACAAGATAGAGACCTTCTATATGATGCAAACATTAACCCAATTGCTTCATTCCCAAATGAGGGTATTGTAATCTTTGGTCAAAAGACCCTACAGGTTACAAGAAGTGCTCTAGACAGAATTAACGTTCGTAGATTGCTCATCTTTATTAAGAAGGGCATCTCAAACATCGCCGCTGGCATCTTGTTTGAGCCAAACGTTCGCGCCACATGGGCACGCTTTATCGGTCAGGCTAATCCTTTCCTATCCGATGTACAGGCAAGATTTGGATTAGATGAGTTTAAGTTGGTCCTCGATGAAACAACAACAACACCAGACCTTGTTGATAGAAATATTCTATACGCAAAGGTTTACTTGAAGCCCACAAGAGCAATCGAGTTTGTTGCCGTTGACTTTATCCTAACCAACACTGGCGCATCTTTTGAGGATTAAACTAATTAATAGGAAAGCAGGAGTATAAATAATGGCTGTAAATAAAGCATCACCAATCCCACCATGGGCATCAGTTAAGATCGAACCAAAAAGACAATTTAAATTTATCTTAACCATAGGAGATATTCCTGCTTGGGTTGTAACAAGATGCGATAGACCAAACCCAAACTTTGATGGAACTGTCAATCATGAATTTTTAGGACACCAGTTTAAATTTCCTGGTAAGCTTAAATGGTCTGATGTTAACGTTACTCTTGTTGAACCAATCGATCCTGATGTTTCCGGTCAGGTTTTGGATGCAGTTATTAAAGCTGGTTACAATCCACCATCAACATGGACTGCTGATAATGAAGGTTGGAGAACCACATTCTCAAAAGAAAGGTTTGTCACAGGTAACTTTGGTAACATCTCAATTAAGGTTTTAGATTCCGATGGCAATGAAGTTGAAACATGGACACTATTCAACTCATTCGTCTCAGATGTAAACTACTCTGCTCTAGAGTACAGTGGTAATAACATCAACACAGTAACACTAAAGTTTAGTTACGATTACGCTACTGTAAACATTACCGAGATCAACCAAAATTAATAAATGACATAATTATATAAATGTCAGATATAAACTATACACAAACTGTACGCTCCTCTTTGCAAAGTAATTTTCGGTTTTTACTGAGAATTGATGATATTCCATTTGCAATGGTTTCAAATGTCAGTAGACCATCACCAAATTTTGAAGCGCCAAAAACATTTCAGTTATTGAATTGGAGATTTAAAAATCCAGGTGCAGTTGTGTCTTGGAATGATCTAACATTTAAAGTTGTTGAGAGTTTTGACAACGAAAAATTTGATAGTATCTCTGGTATATTACTTAATACCTATAAAAGACTTGGATATGATAATCCAAATCAAATTAATCCAACAAATCTTAAAGATATGAACAAAAGGGATTTAATAAATTCTATAGGAACTGTTAAAATAGAGGTGTTAACACCTGATGGTGATGTATACGAGACTTGGCAGTTATATAATGCGTTTGTTTCAAAGATTGATTTCGACGGTTTAAATTATGCTGGAGCAAGTATTTTGGGAGCATCAGTCTCATTATCTTATGACTGGGCAGATATGACTTATAGAACTGCATCAGGTAGAGAAACGACTTATTAAACGAGGTTAAAATGCAAAAATTTGATATGACAGATGACGTTAGATCATCTGAGTTGAATGGCGCAACATTCTTTGTTGATTTGCCAACAAAGGGAGCGTCTTATCCCGAAGGACATCCTTTTCATGGCAAAGAAACGATTGAAGTTAAGATGTTGACAATGAAAGAAGAGGAAATTCTTTTGAACTCCTCTTATGCACAGAAGGGTGTTTTGGTCGATAAGCTTTTACAAAGCATTGTTTTGGAAAAAGACTTTAATCCAAAAGAGATTTTTGAAACAGATCAATTAGCTATATTGATTGCTGCTAGAATTGATGCATATGGCGAAGATTATGGTGTAACAATTGAGTGTATGTCATGCGGCGAGGATTATGACGCAGATTTAGATCTTTCAAAGATATTAGAGAATGTAAATGTCCCAGACATTGAGACAACTGAAAATGGTACGTTTATTATTGAGCTACCAAAATCAAAGAAAGTTGTGGAATACAAAATTCTGTTGCCAACTGAAGCCAATTCTGTTAAAAAGACAACAGAAAAAATGCAGAAAATGAACATAAACACATCTGAACAAAAAGAATTCTATAAAAGAATACTTTTAAGTGTTGATGGTAACACTGACCGTGAAGTAATTTCTAATTTTATTGATAATATGCGAATTATGGATTCACGATTTTTAACTAAGAAGTATGGAAATTGTTTGCCATCGATTAATGCTTCATTCAAGTCAGCTTGCTCTCATTGTAATCATGAACAAGAAGGAGGTCTGCCTATCCAGGCGAACTTTTTTTTCCCTGAATTCTAATTATATTCAAAGCGTGTACGAAAATATTATATTTTTGGCACAATCTGGATGGAGTTATTCTGAAGTTTCAAAATTTCCAATAAAGAAGAGGGATTGGCTGTTTGAAACATTTGTCGCAGCAATGAAAACGGATGAAATAACAGAGGATATATAATTGGCAACGCCACAAGAAAATGCAGAGAAGATCGTTCAAGCTATCGGAGAGATGGCTGGACCTATATCTAAAGTTAATACTGAGCTATCAGTAACTCGCAAGGCTTTAAACCTTATAAATCAAGATCTTTCAAACTCAACAATTCAGTTTTTAGCTTTTTTTAATGAAATTCAAGAACTGCAAAAAAGAGCAGTTACCGAGATAGGTTTTTTAGATTTCAATGAAAGCATTGAGAGAGGAGTTGATTTATTTAAAGACTTAAATGCGGCGGGAACTGATTATGCAATCACCCAAAAGAACATTAATGATACTATTTTTGATCTAGCAAAGAATTTTGAAGCTACGGGAATTAGTGTTAAGGGTCTTGATAGGGCAATCGCAGCTAACAGTAACCTTGTGGAAAGATCGAAATTGGTTCAGTTCGTTACTGACTTAAGCTTTCAGCAAGAGAAGGGTTCAAGAATAGCAGCAAGATTTTCAGATAGTTTGATTGGATTATCAATTGCACTAAAAAGACCACCCGGCGAGTTATTAAACTTAACTCAGGGCTTGCTAAACAGTAATGCGACATTTGCTCAGTCAGAAGAAGTTTTAAAGAGGTTGGCAGTTAGGTCTTCGCAGCTTGGAAGGATGTTTAACACATCAAGTCAGTCTTTGAACCAAGCACTTGGTGCGACGTTTACAATTCAGCAGAGACAAGAACAGGCGGCAAGGCTTTCACAAATCGCTGGCAGATTGCAATTGGGCATTGACACATCGGGTCTATTAAGTTCTGATCCAGAAACAAGACAAAAGGCTATTGTACAAATTGTTCAACAGCTTAATAGGCGTGCAAAAGGTCTTAGCCCAGCAATTAGACAAGCTTTGATTGCAGCATTAGGACCTACTGTCATTGGAACAGCGTTGGGACCAAAAGGCTTAAGAGCGTTAGGAACAAGAGATTTTAGCGCCCAGGCATTGGAAAAAGCACCACGCACCGCACCTGCCGATCTTGACGCAGCAAGGCGCGGGGCAGCTACAGCAAAAGATGTTCTTGAGCAGAGAGTACGCGCCAAGGCTTTAAATGCTGCACAAACACAACTACGTGAAGTAACTAGAAAACTTGGCTCCGAAGTAACAAAAATGACAGAAGCAACTCAAGTTTTAGCTTCGGCAACAGTTGATGGTAGTGCTGCTCTATCTAAAGCAGCGGGAATTTTATCTGCCAGTGCAGCACAAATAATAACAAAACTTTCAGCAAAAGTTCTAAAAATGCTTGGTGTTATTGAAAAACTACCGCCAAGTGTCAGAGGACCCCTACAACAAGAGATTGATGAAATAAAAGCTGGCATGAGAGAGTTAGCAGAAAAAACAGGTGCTGTTCTTCCAGGTGCAACGAAATAAATTTATTTTAATAATAATTACTGTATGGCAATTAACCTTGGAAATGATTATTTAACAAGCCTCGTTGATTCACAGCTTAGTGCTGTTGACGATGCTTTCTCTAGTAATGTTGGTAATGATACAACAATAAAAACGGCTTTACCGGCAGAAGCAGGAATTAGAAATTCGTTAGCTTTCTCTAATATTAGAATTAGTTTTCCAACAAGACAAGGTAATATACCATTTTTAAATGCACTAACAACAAATTCTTTATATTTTCCAGCGTACATAACTACTTTTGACGACAACTATACTGTCGGTGTGACAGGTGAACAAGTCTTTGGTAGAACTGATCCAACCCCTGTTTACAGAGGCGTTACCAGAACAATATCAGTAGCATTAAATATTCCATGCTTTGATGCAAACGACGCAAATGAAAATTTAAAAAAGATTAATAAGTTTATTCAAAACTTATATCCATCTTACAATAGTTTTAAAGGTGATTTGATTGTAGGCTCACCACCCTTGATTAGAGTTAAATTTGCAAATCTGATTACAAATCAATTAAGAGGGTCTGGTGGATTGCTTGGTTATGTGACCAATTTTAAATATAACTTTAATCCAGGTGATGGCTTTTACTTTTCAAGTAGAAATGGAACACAAAATTCAACAAACTTATTCTTTAGAAGTTACACAATGACATTTACTTTTTCAGTCTTACACGAAGACGTGGTTGGTTTTGTTGACGGTAGATCAAGTTCAACCCGTGAATTCCCATATAAAACAAATGTCGGTAGGTTTAACCCAGCAGAGGTTTTCACAGGTAGATATGCGCCAGTTAGTCCAGACACAGCAGAAGAACAGCAATTAGGCGGTTAGGTATAATACGATGGCAATTTCAAGATATTCTAAAACAGAGACGCAAGACTTAACAGACGCAGACTACAAAGAAGTTTATATTGATAAATTTGATAATAAACGAAAAAAATTTATTGCTAAAAAAGCAACTTTAAATTTGCAGTATCCAAGTTTTAATGAAGTCCTTTCTTATAATTTTGAACTTCACGTATGGTCTCTTGGAGATCACTATTATAAATTAGCTGAAAGATTTTATGGTGATCCTACTTATTGGTGGGTTATAGCGTGGTTTAACAAGAAGCCGACTGAAAGCCATGTCAATGTTGGTGACATAATACGTGTGCCAAAACCACTAGGGCAGATTTTGACAGATTTAGGATATTAAAATGGAACTATTTTACCCAGGAAAAGGGATTACAGTAGATCAAGATAATCTATTAGATCAAGCGTTCCTTATACAGTCAATTCTGCCAAACATTGCCAACTCTAAAAATAATAATAAAATTTACAAGTTTTTTAAAGAGTATCATAAGGAACAGCTTTTAAAGTCTTTTGAGATGAACAAGAGAACAATCTCTTTAAACACATCATATGGCTGTGATTTTGAATCTGAGATTAGATTTGCTTCTATTGATGATAGAACCAAACACATTAAACTAATGCAGAATTTGACAACAGTTCAAAAGTCTGCTTTAGCTCCATACGTTCGATTATATTTGGTTCCTAATCCATATACAAAAACAGCTTTAGACTTTAAAAGAAACGCCATTCCTCTTGCATTTGGCAAAAGTTTTGACTTGGACTTTTATTTGAACAAGAAGAGGCAAGGTACATTTTCTCAAAGATTAGAAAATACAGCAGTCAATTCTTTCGATAATACAAAAATTAGCTCAACAAGTCGTGGTGAGTTGGCGGCAATTCAATCAATGACAGTTGGAAGAGTATATAACCAAACAAACGTTTTTGATCCAATCAACATTGATATGACGTTTTATTTTTCCTCATTTGACGTATTTGCACATAAACCAGCAATTGAAGCTTCTAGCGGCTTTGAGACTTACTTGAACAGATTGTCTCAAGGAGGTGGACTTAGCAGTTTTTATAGTGACCTCAGAGATTTAAGATACACAGAGTTAATCACTTTACAAAATAAAGACTTTAAATTAGTTGTTGAATATGGCTGGAATGTTGACGATAGTGTTTCCGAACAAGTATTTAGCTTTCTTGATAAACAGAGAATTAAAAAGTTTGAAAAAACTTTCTATCTTCTTAATCCGCAAGATCACCGTATAAACTTTTCAGATGATGGTAGCTTTACAATGTCTGTTAAGTATGTGCCTTCTACTGTTGATAGCATTTTTAAATCCACAGATATCAAAACAGGACTTCTATTAAACGAAGAAGTTTTCAAAAAGGTCAAAGGTGCGGCATCGGAGAACATACAAGAAAAAGTTAAAAAAATTAAAAAACTAAATTCTTTGAGATACGAAGATGCAACTAAAGAATTGAAAAGATTAAAAGATATATCAAAACTAAAAGAAGAACTGTCTAGCTTAAAAGCAGTAAACTATGTAAATTTATTTGAAAGGTTTTGTCGCGAATCCGACATAATATATCGTGCTGCTGTTGAAACAGAAGTTGTAGATTCAAAATATGTCTTTAGAACAACACTTGCTAAAAATTTTACTAAGAGTTCTAACGTTAACGAAAGACCTGTACCTATTGGGAGAGAAGCTTCAGATTTTTCACTGTATAATGTAAACCAAATTATTGATAAGATAAAAACTTTAAGAAAGAAAAACAAATTAGAAACAGAGGATTTATCCGAGGAAGAGAGATTAAAAGACATAGATTTTTTAGGGTTTACAAAAGTAGGTCTTACACGAATTACACCGGAAATAAGACAAGACCCAAGGTATAAAGACCGCTTTGATAAACTATCGCGTGATATTGTAAAAGATGTATTAATAAATTTTCAGAATAGAAAATTTATAAGTTTCATGCTTTTTAGAGATGTCTTGAACGTTATAATTGAGTTAGCAAAAGTTTCTGGTCCAAAAGATGAAATTCCATATTTTGTATTGGGAAATTTTGCGATGCCATTACCAAACGGAAAAAAGTATTGGTGCAATGTTGGAGACATTCCAATTGAACTCAGAACTTTAAAGGGTAATATGAAAAGTTTCTTTAATAAAAGACCAAAAGCTTCTTTTAAAGATTTTTTATATTATTTCTTACATGATGTATTTCCCTCGATTGTGGTTCAGAAGGGGCAAAAAGCAGCACTTCCAACAATGAGTTTTCCATTTTTTCACTTTAACCAAAAAAAGTGGGACGGAAATTCTAAAGATAAGAAAAACTACTTTGATTTAATTGATGGTAAAAAAGAAAGTTTAACAAAGTTTGGAAAAGAATATTTTAACGACTCTGATTTTGATGGTTCAATTGGATGTCTATTTGTGGGACAATCACCAAGACTAAGTTTTGAAAATTCATCATTCTTTGTTGGTAAAAATGTTAAGATTGCGTCAGATGCTTTCTTAAAGAACGATGAAGAGCTTTTAAAGGTTGGAATTGGTAAAATGCTTGTAGGCAGTTCAAGAGGTCTGGTCAAAAGATTATCATTTAACTCTTCTGGTGATCAGTATATTAACAACTTAAACTATGAGTTAAATAAGCAAAAGCCAGGAATAGGTCCAGTGCTCATTTCATCTGCCTATCAGTACACGGTTAGTGCCACTTTATATGGCAATAGAATATATGAGTTTTCAAATCTAATATATATCCCTGCTGCAAGCCTTGGGTATAGTCCCCAATCTGCCGAAGACGCTTTGAAAAGAGTTGGCTTTGAAGATTTTGAGATTGGTGGAATATATTCAATAAACAATATAACAGATCAAGTTGATTTAAAGGCAGGTACTTATACAAAAAATATTAGTGCTTCTACAATTAGAAGAGAATCTCAGTTGGTTGGAAAGGCATTAAGAGAAGTTAAAAAATCTAATGATAAAGAAGTTCTTTTTCCTTCAAACGGCATAGATTATACTTTACCAGATTATCTCTATGATAACTCAGAAAAGATTGATAAGCTTTTTAAAGTAAAGATTAAAAAAGTTCTTGTGGACGTATTGTTTGAACGCAGCGGACTTGAGCTTCCTATCGGACAAACTTTGGAAACTGAAACGCTTACTTTGGGTGCTGGAGTTGGAACAAACTTGACAGATCAGGCTCTTCCATCTCAAATTCAGGCTAGTCTAGACGCCCCAACCACGATAGACACACCTGCGACGCAAGCGAGCAGTCCTTCAGGACTATCACTAAGTCCACAGCCCAGTCCTGGCACACCAGGATTATCTTTGAGCACGGGAGGAGATAGTTAATGCCAGAATTTAATATTCAATCTTTAACTTTTAAACCTGAAGAGAAAAGCGTTGTAAAAGAAAAACTTGAAGTTATTGATGTCACTAATGGTTCATCAACAGCAGAGAGATATAAAAGTCGTCTTGTGTATAAAGAACAGGTAAATGATAAAAATTTACCAGTAGGTAATGAAAATTCAAAAGGTGTTAGTACAAGAAATCAATTAGACATTTGGTATGACAATCTTTTCTACGGAAAGAAAGATTTTGCAAATAGATTAATCACTGTTGTTTTTAATAATCAAAATTTCAAAACAATCTCAGGTACAAATTTATCAGCACTAAATTTTGTTGCTGATGCGGTTAATAATTTTTTAGTTCAATTTAATGAAGATAGAGCCACACACCCTCAAAGCAGATTAAATAATATAAAAATTGTTAAAGCATATTCACCACAACAAAATTATGATATATACTTCAGAAGTCTCTATGAGAGATTTTTCAATGACGTTCTAAATGATATAAAGTATACAAACAAGATAAAAAATATAAATGATTTTACAAAATTATTTTATCTCTGGGCTTTAAACACAAATGATCCGATCACAGAAACAGGATTTTACAAAAGTCAAAAATATGATTTGTACAATACAGGGTTTGCTGTGGATTTTTCTGTGATTAACTCTGATAAAGATAAAGAACTTATTTTAAATGATCCAAGATTTGAAGCTCTTAATTATGTTGCTAAGATAAATGGTTTAAAGATTGATCCAAATTATCCTGTAAGATTAATAGCAGATTTAAAATCAGAAGCCTTATTACAGTCTTATGCACAAAACTATTTTCCTAATGCTGGTTTGTTTGAATTACCAGAGCTTGTATATAAAAACTACTTTATAAGAAGAAACTTCTATGCTTCATCTGAGGCACTAATATCTGACTTTTTAGGAAAAATTATTAAAATATATAATTTATTTATAGACAGATATAAATATAGATCCGACTTTTCAACTAGCGGAAACTTAAGTCAAAGTTTTCTAAAAAAATTTGAAACAAATAAAATAAAAAGAGAGAAGGGTAATTTAAGTGCATTCTTTGAGCCAAATCAAAATGGAGATCTGATTATTAAATCAGAAGCAGTGAAAACCTATATACAGTTTAGGGCAAAAGAAGAAGATATAAAATTAAACAAGGGAGAACTAAAATTTTTAACTAATAATATTTCTAATATAGTAAAATTAGATGGTGGAACTGTTTATGTCCAAAATTCACAGTTTAATGAAGAGAAGTTTTTAATTCAATCACAAGCGGTAAATTACTTAGAAAACTTTTTATTCACCAAAAACAACAAAGATAAAAATAATACCAGAGATTTTATATTTTTCTGGAATAGAGGCAGAGAATACGTTAAAAACTTTACAACATTTTCTGAGAGCGAGGCTTTGTTTTCTTACTTACTTGCTGCTTTAGACGCCAAAAGAATTAAATGTATTGGAGTACACCAGATGGAAAGCGGTCTTTTTATGCCTTGTAAGTCGCACGAAGAATATTTGCGCTTGACAGGTGGCTATTAGCCTGTTATACTGTTGGCATGTTTTTCTCAAAAATCGATTCAAAAAATAACTGCAAAAGCATTTATGCAGACAACAAAGTATTCTCAGATTATGATGAGGGTATGAAATATACTTGGACTTATCAAGAAGATCTACCACAGGATGTTAAGTTTGTAAAACTGTTCTGCGGTGGTAAAGATTACTTGGAACTGCTCCCAAAGCGTGATGCAGAAGAATACAAATCACTTGAAAACAAGATCAAGAACACTCTCAAGTCATATAGTGTGTGTGGATATGATCCTCGTGGATATTGTTTGGATGAGTTAGTGGGCAAGACCTTTATTGAGGACTTCTTTAATCTCAAGAATAAAGCAATGGAGCTTGCAGTAAAGAACTTCCCAGAACCAAAGAATTATGCTCAGTTGGAAAAGATTGAGCGTTTAGTTCATTCTATTTCAAAGCGTCAGTTGAACTTGGATCTTACAAATGTCTACACAGCAGCGAACGACAACCGTATCAGGAAGATCATCAAGAGGTACTCAAGTAGTCCCGCCTTTATCCACTACAACACCTTCGGGACCGTTACGGGGCGGTTATCTACTACCCCCTCTTCATTTCCCATCCTTACCCTAAACAAAGAATATCGAAACATGATTACACCAAATAATGGTGTTTTTGTAGAGTTTGATTATAATGCCTTTGAATTACGTGTTCTTACGGCTCTGCTTGGACGTGAGCAGCCGAAAGGGGATATCCACGACTGGAACATCAAGAATATTTTTGAGGACGGTACAATCCGTTCTGAAGCGAAACAGAGGATATTTGCTTGGTTGTACAATCCCAACTCTAATGATAAGCTTTTATCTGAGAAGTACGATCGAAAAGGTCTGTTGAAAAAATATTTTTCTGATGGTAAGATTGTAACTGACTTTGACCGTGAGATTGAGGCTGATGATTATCATGCACTTAACTATCTAATCCAAAGTACGGCATCTGACTTGTTTTTGGAGCAGGTATATAAGGTATTCAAGATTTTAGAAGACAATAATGCTAAATCTTATGTATCGATGCTTATTCATGATAGTATGATCTTAGATTTTGATAGAATGGACTACAAACTACTAAACCAGATCAAAGATGCTTTCAAGCAAACAAGATATGGCGACTTCAAACTAAATATTCAGGTCGGAAGGACATTAGGAGATCTAAGCACAGAATGGAAGTAATCGGTATTGGTAATGCAGGGCGTGAGATTTGTAAAGTATTTGAGCAGAAAGGGTATAAAGCATACTCTATTGACAATCACAGCGATGCTTTTATAAAGTTTCCTAAAGTAAAGACGATTGAGGAAGCAGAAAAGGTTGAAATAGACCTTTCACAACTAAAAAATAACATAAAATCGGATCAGATCCTGTGTGTAATGGCAGGATCTGGACTTATAACAGGTGCTTGCCTTAGAATTTTAGAGAATTTCAGAGATAAGAAGATTGATTTTCTTTATATTCAACCTGATACTTCATTTATGAACAATAATGGTAAGACAAGAGAGCGAGTTGTAAGAAATATTCTACAAGAGTTTGCCCGTTCAGGGTTATTCAACAAAATGTGGATGGTTTCCAACAAAAGTATCTCTAACCTCTCGTCAGATATATCGATTGGCAACTATTTTGAGAAGGTCAACGAGAAAGTAGTTGACATGTGGCATCTGATGGAGTATTATAGTCAGGCAACTGCGTTGATGGGGAACTTGGAAGAACCACAAGAGCAGAATAGGATCGCAACTTTTGGTCTGTATAGTTTAAACGACGAGACAGAGCAGAAGTTCTATGAACTAGAAGGGGTGAGAGAAAAACACTTTTACTTTACTTTTAGTGAAGAAACATTGAGTGAAACAGGCAATGTTTTAGAATTAGTATCTCGTAAATTGGATAAAGCAAGAGAAAATGAATTTCAGGAAATATCTTATGGCTTTTTCTCATCGGGATATACTGTTGACAAAGTGTACATAATGTACTATACTAATCATATACAAAGCGAGACAGGAAAATCACCTGTCTTATAAAAGGAGAAAATAATATGGCTATTGATTTGAGTAAAATGCGTGCGAAACTTGCTGCTTCAGAGGGCAAGGGCGGTGGTTCAAGTAAGAACCTTTTCTGGAAGCCAACAGATGGCGAGAGTGTTATTCGTATTGTTCCAGATGCAGACGGAGACCCCTTCAAGGAGTATTGGTTCCATTATAATGTTGCTAATGCCCCAGGTTTCCTATCACCTAAGAAGAATTTTGGTGAGGAGGATGTGCTAGATAAGTATGTTCGCAAGTTGTTCAACGATGGTACAGAGGAGAGCCGCGAGGAAGCGAAGAAGCTAATGGCAAAGCAGCGTTTCTTTTCCCCTGTAATTGTTCGTGGCGAAGAGGAAAAGGGTGTTCGTCTTTGGGGTTACTCCAAGACCGTTTACCAGAAGTTACTACAGTTGGTTCTAAACCCAGAGTATGGCGATATTACTGATCCAGAAGAGGGTACTGACCTAACCATTAATTATGGTAAGAAGGCAGGACAGATGTTCCCAAGCACTGACATCTTCCCAGCCCGTCGTACATCACCTCTACACAGTGACCGTAACATCGCTAAGGATCTTGTTGATACTGACATCGATTATGATAATGTGTTTAGCAAGAAGACCCCAGATGAGGTTCAGCAGTTGTTGGAGCAACACCTATCAGGTGATACCGATGACAGCACCGGTACTGTTCAGTATGCACAGAACACCGAAGACGCAGCAGACCAAGCATTTAAGTCCTTGCTTTCTGCGTAAGATAGTGCTATAATGGGCGAGGGGGCAAGTCCCCCTCGCCTTATTCTATGGAGACAAAATGGCTAAAACAAAAAGCGGCAAGCTTTCTATTGCCGATATGAAAAAGTTGATAAACAAGAAAGCAGGCGTTGACGTTGCTTTTTCTTTATCAGATGATAACCCAACAGAAGTAAATCAGTTTATCCCGACTGGTTGTAAATGGCTTGATGGTATTATCAAGCGTGGTGATTGGGGTGGTATTCCTGTGGGTAAGGTTAGTGAGATTGCTGGTTTAGAAGCAACTGGTAAATCTTATATGGCAGCACAGATTGCAGGTAATGCCCAAAGAATGGGAATTGATGTTGTTTATTTCGATTCAGAGAACTCTATTGATCCAGGTTTCTTAGCAAATGCTGGATGTGATATTGAAAGATTACTTTATGTTCAGGCAAGTTCAGTAGAGTTTGTATTGGAAACTATTGAGAGCCTATTGGCAAACAACGATAGTCAAATGCTCTTTATCTGGGATAGTATGGCACTTACACCATCTGTTTCTGATATTGAGTCGGACTTCAATCCACTCTCTACGATGGCAGTAAAGCCTCGTATTCTTTCCAAGGGCATGTCTAAGTTGATTCAACCGATTGCAAATACAAAGTCAACTTTGCTTATTCTAAATCAGTTGAAGACCAACATTACAAGGAATACAGCAGAGGCATTGACAACTCCTTACTTTACCCCAGGTGGTAAGGCACTTGCTTATTCCTACTCTTTGCGTATCTGGCTGACAGCACGTAAGGGTAAGTCATCTTTTATCTTTGATGATAAGGGATTTAGGATTGGTACAGAGGTCAAGGCAAAGATTGAGAAGTCCCGCTTTGGAACTCAAGGTCGTAACTGTGCTTTCAAGATTTTGTGGGCAGGTGAACAGGTCAAGATTATGGACAAGGAAAGTTGGTTTGAGGCAATCAAGTCATCTGATAAACTAACAAATGCAGGTGCTTGGTTTACTCTACATCATGATGATGGAACACAAGATAAGTTCCAATCGAAGCAGTGGTTGAATAAGTTAGAAGAAGAAAAATTTTATAATACAGTACAGAAGTTGTTAGAGGAAGAAGTGGTAATGAAGTTTGACAAGCGTATTGGCGATTCAAGCGATTTTTATGAGGATAAGGAGGAGAAGTAATGAACCCATCTAAAAAGGGCGCACGTAAGAAGATAAGCAGAAAAAAGACAAATCAGGGAAATGGAACCTTCAGTAAAAGATTCCACAACAAGCGATCAAAAACATACAAGAAGCGATACAGAGGACAAGGGAAATGACAGAGAGATCTCTAATAATTGACGGCACAAATATATTCTACAGAGCATATGTAGTAAATCCATCTTTATCTAACAGCGGGTTACCCGTTGGTGGGTTGGTTGGTTTTTTAAAGTCATTACAAAAACTTATTAGAGAAATGAAACCAACCAAGGTTTTCGTTTGTTGGGATGGGGCAGGCGGGTCTTCACGACGAAGATCCGTTGTGTCCTCATACAAGGAAGGTAGAAAGGCAATTAGGTTGAACAGATCTACAGGTGTTTCACTTTCTTTGGAAGAGGAAAACCAAAGCAAGTTACGTCAGATAATGCGTTTATTTGAGTATCTTGATAACTTACCTCTCATTCAGTTGATGCACGATGGTGTTGAGGCAGACGACATGATTTCTATTTTGTGTCAGGAGTTGAGAGGCGAGCAAAAAATAATTGTTTCAAGTGATAAAGATTTTTATCAATTGTTGGATGATGAGACAATTATTTATCGTCCAGTGCAAGCAGTATTCAAAACTAAAAAGGATATTGTGGAGGAGTTTCAGATTCATCCAAACAACTTTGCCCTAGCAAGAGCGGTTAGTGGTGATAAGAGTGATAATTTACAAGGTGTTAAAGGTGCAGGGTTAAAAACCCTAGCAAAGCGTTTCCCCTTCTTGGTAGAAGAAAAAGATTATAGTTTAACTGATTTAGTTGATGCGTGTGAGGAAACAGAGAATAAGTTAAAAATCCATGAAGGCATTATTGACAATTACGACAAGATCCTAAAGAACTACAAGATTATGCAGCTATACGTCCCGAGTGTTTCATTCCAGGTGAGAGATATAGTAAAGAATGCAAAAGAGAACTATTCAAGATATTACAATAAAACAGAGATTGTTAAGATGATGTTTACGGATGGTTTCCCACAGATCAGTTGGACAGACCTTTTTGCTCACTCAAACAGGATTGCTTCCATAAAGGACTAATTATATTCGGAGGTTTTGAGATGAAAAATTTCAAAGAAATGGTATACGGTAATCTTTTTGAGGCGAAAATGGCAAAAAAGGATTATGATGGTGATGGAAAAATTGAAACATCCACCGAAGAATACTTAGGTTCCCGAGATAAAGCAATCAAAAAAGCAACAGGAAAGCTTGAGGAAGAAAAAGAAGTTGCAACTGATGAAGAAATCAAGAAAGTTGTAATTGATATTTTAGATGAAGAAGGCGGCGCATCCGGTTTAGATCCAATCAAGGTCGCAGTAGAGAAGTTGAATCTCCCAGAAGATTTTAATCTTGAAGATTTTTTAGATTCTTTGCCCGATGACGAAGTTAAAAGGCATGAAGAAAAAGATTACATTGAAATGACTGGGTTAAAAGAAGAAAACACGGCTGTAACAAACTCTGAAGAGTAATATCACTTGACATCAACAACCATTCTTGCTATAGTGGTAGACCCAACAAAAGGTGATCTATGCGTACAAGCGAGAAAGTGGACTTTTCTAAGTTCGGTAATATGTTTCAAGAGAATCTTGCCAAGCTTATCCTTATGGATAGGGCTTATTCTGACCAGATTGGCGAGGTTCTTGAGACTGAATATTTCGAAACAAAATATCTGAAAAGATTCACAAATCTAATTTATCAATATAAAGAAAAGTATGAGGTTCATCCGTCGATGAACCTCATGGCGTCTCTAATCAATACAGAGATGGACAAGGAAGACGACTTGGTAATCAAGCAAGTTCGTGATTTCCTTATTCGTATTCACTCAGACCCAGCAGTGCAGGGTGAGGAATACATCAAAGACACTGCTTTGGACTTTTGTAAGAAGCAGAAACTAAAAGAAGCAATCGTAAAATCAGTTCGTCTTTTGGAGAAATCTTCATTTGACGAGATTAGTGATTTGATCAACGAAGCACTCAAGTTAGGTCAGTCAAATGACTTTGGTTATCATTATCTAAAAGATTTTGAGAAACGTTTTGAGATTAAAATTCGCAGTCCGTTGACAACAGGTTGGAAAACCTTTGATGACCTGATGCAAGGTGGTCTTGGCGCAGGCGAACTTGGCGTTGCTATGGCAGGAACTGGCGCTGGTAAAAGTCATATTCTTGCTCACTTAGGTGCTCAAGCGTTGAAAAATGAAAAGACCGTAGTACATTATACTCTAGAACTTTCTGAGACAGTTGTTGCACGTCGTTATGATTCGTGTATCACAGGCGTAAAACTAAAAGATCTAAACGTGTTCAAGGATAATATTTTAGAGAAGGTCAAAGATATTAAGGGAACTTTGATTGTAAAAGAGTACCCAACAAAATCAATCACTACTACAGCAATTAAGAACCATCTTTCTAAATTGAAGATGCGTGGAATTGAACCAGATATTATTATTGTTGATTATGCTGATTTGATCAGCCCTAAAAAGAGTTATGGTGAAAAACGACACGATTTAGAATCAATTTATGAGGAGTTGCGAGGAATTGCTCAAGAGAATAGTTGTCCAATTTGGACCGTTTCTCAGACGAATAGGACAGGGTACAACGCAGAACTTGTCACAATGGAGTCAATTTCGGAGGCTTTTTCCAAATGTTTTGTTGCCGACTTCATATTTACTCTATCCCGAACTACCGAGGATAAAAACAACAATACAGGAAGGTTCTTTGTAGCTAAAAATCGTTTCGGACCAGACGGCTTAATTTACCCAGTCAAGATGGATACAAGCAATGTAAAGATTTCTGTTGAAGAGAATTCTATTGATCCGTCCGCTGTTGGCAAGAACGCTGCAAAAGAACAAAAAGATATGTTGAGACAAAAATATAAGGAACTTAAACAAGAAATGAAAGGAGATAAATAATGGAAATAGCATCAGAAATTTTGTCAGATATTACCGTACACATGAAGTACGCTAAATACCTACCAGAAGAACAACGTAGGGAAAACTGGGTTGAACTTTGCACACGCAATAGAGATATGCATATTAAGAAATACCCAGAGTTGAAAGAAGAAATTACACAAATCTATGACAACTTTGTCATACCAAAGAAGGTTTTACCTTCAATGAGATCAATGCAGTTTGCTGGCAAGCCAATTGAGGTCGCCCCAAACCGCGTATATAACTGCGCGTACATGCCAATCGACCATGCTGATGCTTTTGCTGAATGTATGTTCCTCCTTCTAGGCGGTACAGGTGTGGGCTTCTCTGTTCAAGCTCACCACGTTGAGAAACTACCAGAGATTCGCAAACCAAATCAAAAGCGTACCCGTCGCTTCCTAATCTCTGATTCTATTGAGGGTTGGGCTGATGCTGTAAAGGCTCTTATTCACTCCTATTTTAAGGGCACATCAAAGCTTCGTTTTGATTTCAGCGACATCCGTCCAAAGGGTGCTCGCCTTGTAACTTCAGGTGGTAAGGCACCAGGACCACAACCACTACGCGAGTGCCTAGTAAAGGTCGAAGGTGTTTTAGCAGAAAAGTCTGATGGTGATAAGCTAGAACCAATTGAAGTTCATGACATTGTTTGTCACATTGCCGATGCTGTTTTAGCTGGTGGTATTCGTAGAGCCGCACTTATTTCACTCTTTTCAGCAGATGACGATGAAATGATTGCTTCTAAGTCAGGAAGTTGGTGGGAGACAAACCCACAGCGAGGTAGAGCAAATAACTCCGCAGTAATTTTACGACACAAGGTCGATAAAGAATACTTTATGTCACTTTGGGATCGTATTAAGAAGTCAGGCTCAGGCGAGCCAGGAATTTATCTATCAAATGATAAGGATTGGGGAACCAACCCATGTTGTGAGATTGCCCTTCGTCCTTACCAGTTTTGTAACTTAACAGAGGTAAATGCTTCAGATTTAGATGATCAGGAAGAGTACGAAGCCCGAGTTAAGGCAGCAGCCTTTCTAGGCACCCTACAAGCCGGTTACACGGACTTTCACTATCTACGCGATGTATGGCGTAGAAACACCGAGAAAGACGCTCTCATCGGCGTCTCGATGACAGGAATCGGGTCTGGTGCTGTTCTCAACTTAGACATGGAAGCAGGCGCTAAGGCAGTCAAGGAAGAGAATAGTAGAGTTGCAAATCTAATTGGTATTCGTGAGGCAGCAAGAACTACTTGTGTAAAACCAGCAGGCACAACTTCACTAACATTAGGCACTTCTTCAGGCATTCATGCTTGGCATAATGATTACTACATTCGTCGTATTCGTGTCGGTAAGAATGAAGCAATTTACAACTACTTATCACTGGCACACGAGGAATTGATTGAAGATGAATATTTTAGACCCCACGACACTGCTGTTATCTCTATTCCACAAAAGGCTCCAGAAGGAGCAATTTACCGAACAGAATCAGCCATGTCCATGCTCAAGCGAGTGGCGAAGGTCTCAAACGAGTGGGTTAGGAAAGGTCATAGAAAAGGTCAAAACACTCACAACGTTTCCGCAACTGTAAGCATTCGTGAGTCCGAGTGGGCTGATGTTGGAGAGTGGATGTGGGAGAACCGTGATGTTTATAATGGTCTTTCAGTTCTACCTTACGATGGTGGCAATTATGATCAGGCACCATTTGAGGATTGTTCCAAGGAAACTTATGAGGTTATGCTTCAGTCCTTGACTAAAGTTGATTTAAATAATGTTTACGAGGCAGAGGATAACACTGATTTATCAGGCGAACTGGCTTGTGCAGGCGGCGCTTGCGAAGTAGTGTAGTTTGTTTTAGTCGTTAGATTTGGGGGCAGGGAGTTTATCTTCCTGCCCTAACTATTTATAAGACATACCGACATAAAATATATAACTTACGAGGAACAGAATATGTCTGAAGAAAGAATAAACGCAGCAATTGAGTTTACAGAGTTAAAGGGAGCGCTAAAAAGGATCGAGGATGCCATCATGACGATGAAGGAAAAGAACGAAGAAATGGCAGATGATATTACAAAGATCAAAGAAGCGATCTATAATCCAGATCAGGGCATTTACTCACGCCTAAAAGAACTTGAAGCATGGAAGCAAAACATGAGTAAGGTTCTTTGGATTGGCGCAACTGGAGTTATTGGTTCCATTGGCGTTGCAATCTGGGAAGTTTTAAAAAACACATAAGGATAAAAAATGTTATTAAAAAAAGGTTCATCCGGTCATCAAGTAGTCGAACTACAAGAGGGGCTTGAAGCATTAGGTTACGAATTAGGTGCCTGTGATGGCGCTTTTGGTCCAGCAACAGAAAAAGAAGTTAAAAAGTTCCAAGCAGAAAACGGACTAAAAGCAGACGGTTTAGCAGGCAAAGGAACAATTGGCAAACTAAATGAGTTGCTAAATGCTAGAAATATTGAGATCCAAGTTGGTGAAGATAGTCAAAATGAAGAAGATCTACCACCAGATGAAAAGTTAAGTTGGGTAAAGTGCCCAGCAGATAAGTTCCCCGGCAGAGCAGGTTATACCCGTGTAACACTACGTTCAGATGCCGCAGAGGCTTACAATGCCCTCTATCAAGAGGTTCAGGACTTAGGCGGTTACTTGACTTCAGCAGGCGGTAGAAGAGGCTTGGCTTCCAAAGCAGGAGCCGCACGATCTAAGAAATCAATGCATTATGTAGGTTTAGCTTTTGATATGGCTTTGCCAACAGGAATGTACAAACCAGAGAAAGACCCTTATGTTATTGAAGATGTTGGCAATCGTCGCTGGAAAGTCTGGATGAGATGTGATAAGGGCGAAGAAATGACCGTCGAAGGAACTTATGTAACTCGTTCAGGTGGTAAGACAAAGTTAAACAAGAAAGAAGTCACAGATAAGTTTGTAGATTTTACAGCATTAGCAAAAAAGCATGGTTTTCATTCCATTCGTGCCCGTAGTTCATTTTTTAGAGGCGGTTCCTATGGTGGAGCAGAATGGTGGCATTTCCAGTATGAAAACGCACTTACAGTTGGTAAGTCTACTTTTGGTGAAGAGCTACTAAAAGTTTACCCACTCGCCAAAGCAAAGCGATTTGTTTATTGGAACCAGTCAAAAGATTGCGTTTTCGGAAAGAACTGGTTTTAGTTCTTGACATGGACCCCAAGATCGCCTATAATGATTAGGCGAGGTCGAGATGAAAAGATTCCAATTTGTAATTCATAATCCAAAAACAGAAGAAGTAAAGATGCGAAACATCGAAAGGCGAAACATTGATGAAGCCATGGTTGATGCTCGTATATATGCCCGTAGTGAATGGGAATATACAGGTGATCAGTGGTTTTTAGTTGCTCTTTATGACATGGATTATCAATTTGACCTCTCAAGACCGACGAGGGGGTGATTTCCATTAGGTCGAGGTCAACCCGCAGGTGGGCACGGGGTAAAAGGTGTCCTATTTTCACTAGTTATGGTATAGAATGGATACTTTGGTATTATCGTCTGCTTATCAACCAATGCACCATGTAAAGTGGCAAGAAGCCATTTCTATGTGGTTTGCTGGAAGGGTTGAGATTGTTTCAGTTTACGAAGACAGATTTATTAAAACTGTAGATGACATCCTAAATGTTCCTTCAATCGTTCGATTTGTAGGCAATGTTCTAAAAAGATTTCAGTTTAACAGAACAATCAAGTTTAGCAGAGAGAATGTTTTTATTAGAGACGAAGGTGTATGTCAGTATTGCTCTAAACAACTGAACAAACAGAACTTTACCTTAGATCACATCAAACCAGTTTCACAAGGTGGAAAAAAGGTTTGGCATAACATAGTAACTTGTTGCAAGTCCTGCAACCAAAAGAAGGGCAACAAGTCAGTTAAGCAAGCAGGAATGAAATTATTAAAACCACCAGTTGTTCCAAAGGAACTGATTGTAAATAAAGAAAACAAGTTCAGTCCCAATGTTCCAGACGAGTGGAAAGATTATCTTGGAGTATAAATGTATAGAACATATAAGATTACAGATTTTGAAGTAGGTGATTACTTGTACAAGTTTGAAGAAGATAAATGGATAAACTATGGCAAGATCGTACTTCAACAAGGTCAAGTATTTGGTATTAGATCAAATAAATTTGATGGTATTATTATGCTTCGTACAGATCTTGTTTATGGAGAAGGGTTTATCGCAAGCAATAATATACTTGACAGCTAGTAAAAAAGTTGATACAATAGTTTTCAAGAAGCGAGCATGGTGGAATTGGTAGACACAACGGACTTAAAATCCGTCGCCTCGTTTGGCATGGGGGTTCAAGTCCCCCTGCTCGTACCAAAGGTGTTTTATGAGATATAAAAAAGCATTAAAAGAATTTAGAGAAGAATTTTTATTAGATGAAGATTATGAGTATAGCATTCAACAAGACGATGGCGGGAAGACATTAGACATTATAGTTCCAGAAGGACATGCCAAGTTCTTAAGGCAAAAAATTCCACGAAGATGGAGAGGAATTAGGACGATGATAATTTCCCGTAAAAAAAGAAAGCAAATAGATGAAGATGAAATCTAATTTATGAAGATAGGTGATTTAGTTATAACAAAAACACACAGACATGTCGGCTGTATAATCGACATAAAAAAACAAAGGTGGGCAGGCATTTGTGCCAAGGTCTTATTCTTCAAATCAGGTAAACAGGGTTGGAGAAAAATGGGCAACTTAGAACCACTTGACAAAATCCACAAGGAGGGTTATAATGGATTCACTTCACGAGAAAAGAATGAAAGAGATCAATAGAGAGTATGATAAGCTACGACGAAATGAGCTTATCTATGTAGCGGTCTCAAGCACATGTATAGGCTATGTAGCAGGATGTTTAGCAAGAAACTTCTTCATATACATGGGCTGGATGTAAAAATCCAAGCGCCCTTAGCTCAGTTGGATAGAGCATCGGTCTTCTAAACCGAGGGTCACAGGTTCGAATCCTGTAGGGCGTGCCAAAGCGGGTGTAGCATAACTGGTAAATGCACTGTTCTTATAAAGCAGAGATAGTGAGTTCAAGCCTCACCACCCGTACCAAAACGCCGAAATAGCTCAGTTGGTAGAGCGCTTCACTTGTAATGAAGATGTCACGGGTTCGATTCCTGTTTTCGGCACTGGACGAAAAATGAAAGAAATAACAATAAAATTCGATGAAAAGTTTTACAAGCGGCTAAATGAAGCACGCAAGTTGGAAGCACCGGACATTAGGAATGCTAAGTTCTGTAAAGAATTAGTAGAAGCAATGGTCGGTGCTATTGAAGACGATCACAAAAACAAAGGAGAAAAAGGTGGAAATCGTAAAAAACGAACTAACAAATAAACTAAACAAACTAAATCTAAAGAGCGATGCTGAGGTCACACTTCGCTATGAGAATGGTCGCCAAGTATTTCATTACACAGGTGATTATTTAGACGAGGTTTTTCAAGAGACCAATGCTATTGCTGATGTTGCACACCTTGTATCATACGATGGTATTCGAAAATCAAACTCAATTATCAACGATCTCCGAATCAATGGAGCACTTGATGACTACGAGCGAGGCTCATTTACCTTTGAGGACCATGTTTATGAGGCAGTAAAGAACGATTGGTACGATTACATTGAGGAGTCAGTCGAGCAATGGGATTACAAGCGAGGAATGTGCAATCTTTCCGCAGAGGTAAAAGTTCCACTAAACCTATTAGCAGAGGCAGAAGAGTTTGGTTTTACTCTTGATAATGCTTGGAAGGTCTTTGTTCGCACTGATGCTGGTATGTTGGAGGTAGAACGATAATGACTTTGGAACAACAGGAAAAGAAAGATAATAGAGTTTTTTGGTCAATCGTGACATTTATCACAGTGGTGTCTGGACTTGTGCTTTATTTGGGAAGTTTAGGATGACTTTGAAACAATTATTTTATAGTATTTTAGGAATCACATTTGTTAGTTATTGTTTGTTCAGAATGATTCCTGGTGTTTACAATTTATTTATGGGGTAAAATGTTATTAAAAATGAACATGCCACTCTACGGAGATGGCAAAGGTTTTGTAGAGTTGGTTGATGCTGTGGGTTCAGACCTTTCAGTTGTAAACTCTGCTCGTGTTTCCTTTGGCAAACACAAAACAGAACTTGATGAGAAAGATAAAAAACTTATCAAGTATCTTATCAAACACAAACACACTTCAACCTTGGAACATTGCTTTGTAACCTTCCGTGTAAAGGTGCCGCTGTTTGTTCGCTCACAGCATCATCGTCACCGCACTTGGTCTTACAACGAGATTAGCAGGCGGTATACAGACTTTGATATCCAGTTTTATGAGCCATTAACTTTTAGAACACAACACAAATCAAATCGACAAGCAAGCAATGTAAGTGATCTAGTTGACCCTGTTTTACCACAGTGGGAAACATCAGCAGCAGTAGCAATGCGGCACCACCATCAAGCAAGTCTTCAATTGTTTGAAGAGCTTATCGAAGCAGGAGTTTGTCGAGAGCAAGCCCGTGGTGTTCTACCACAAAACATGTATACAGAATACTATGCTTCAGCAAACCTAAACAACATCTTGAAGTTTATTGACCTTCGCACACACGAAGGAGCACAATGGGAGATTCAAGAAATGGCAAAGGGTATGTTGGAAATTATTACAAAACTATATCCAGAAACAGTAGGAGCTTATCGTGAAATCAGGGGGCACTGAATGGTCATTACGGGAAAAGTTATCTGTCTTGCTGTCATGGCTAACACAGCACTCTTTAGTCGTGCTGGTACAAATAGTGCTTGTCGTTATAGCAATATTGTTGTAAAGGCAAGTTCTAAATACAAATTAGATCCCTATTTACTAACGGCTTTAATCAAAGTCGAATCTAATTGGAAACCTCATGTTGTCTCACCAGCCGGTGCTTGCGGATTAACTCAAGTCGTTCATAAATACAGCAAATATAATTGTAAGCAATTAAAAAATCCAAAGATCTCAATTTGGGAGGGAGCTAAAAAATTAAATTACTGGATTTATAAATACGGCAAGGGAAATGTAAAAATCGGATTATGTGGGTATAACGCAGGTTTTCGATGCAAAGGAAAGTCACCCAACAAAAAAGGGTTGACTTATGCAAAAAAAGTTGTTAGAATAAGCAACAGGTTAAAAAGGAGAAAATAATATGCGAAACCTAATTCTAATCATGGCATCACTATCAATGCTACTATTCGGTTGTGATGACACCGAAAAGAAGAAGACGGAAGCAAAACCAGATGTGGTTGATGCTCAATCCGGCGAAGAAGTTGGCTCTACCGATGTTAGTGATACCACTGATGCTGGTACACCAACAGATGTCACAAGCACACCAGATGCAGCAACACCAGTTGATGCTGTAGTGCTTCCCGGTGATGTAACACCACAAGGTTAATCACCTTTCCGTGATAGCTCAGCCGGTAGAGCAAGTGGCTGTTAACCACTGGGTCGGGGGTTCGAATCCCTCTCACGGAGCCAACTAGGAGAAACTAAAATGGATAGAACAGCAATAGGAAATTTATTTTTAGAAGCAGCGAAGCGAAGACTTGAAGCGCAAATCAAAGATGCTGAAGCAAAGGTAAATCTCTATCTAACTCAATCAGTTGGAGTTGGAGAACACGCAGAGATTACAGAAGAACTTATCAAGGCAGCAGAGCAAGGTGCTCATGCTCAAGATGTTCTAGATTTTATCAACAAGCGATGGAACTAATAAAAGCTCCCGTAGTTTAACGGTCAGAATACCGGATTTTCACTTCGGTGGCAGGGGTTCGATTCCCCTCGGGAGTACCAAAAGGAGGCGCAATGATAATGGAATTGCATAGAGTAGATGATAAGGTGGATCCGTTTGAGATGCCAACACAGGAATATGAAATGAATTCAGACAGAAATCAATTAAAAAGTTATTCAGAATTAGTAAATCACCCTGACCATTATAACACCGGAAAGATTGAGGTTATTGATGCGATTCAGGATTGGGGACTTGACTTTATCGAGGGAAATGTGGTAAAGTATGTAGCAAGGTCAAGACACAAGTCATCTCGTGTCGGTGATCTAAAGAAAGCCAGATGGTATCTGGATTATCTTATTAGACAATTAGAAGGAGAATAAAATGTCAGTTAAGGTTTCACTTGAACAAGTAGTTCAGCAACTTACAGAGGCACTTGCCGACGCAGAGAAGACCGATAGTGGTAATAAGGCAGCAGGTACTCGTGTACGCAAGGCAGCACAAGGTGCGGCGAATGCACTAAAGGAGTTGCGTAAGCAAGTTCTTGAAGTTCGTAATAATGATTAATGTGGAAAACTAAAGAAGATTACGAAGAAATGAGGGACTCTATCTTATGGATAGAGTCCCAATTTATTAAAATAAAAAAGAGGATAAAAAATGCTATTAAAAGTCGCAAGAACACACAACCTAGCAAAACTACCAAGCAGGGCTAATCCATCTGACGCAGGCGCAGATGTTTTTTATTGTCCAACAAAGAAAGTGTTTACTGAATTACAACCTGGAGAATCTGCTGTACTTCCAACAGGATTGAAGGTTGAGGTTCCACATGGCTATATGTTAGAAGTAAAGAACCGCTCAGGCATGGCAGCAAAGAATAGTTTGGTTGTCGGTGCTTGTGTTGTTGATTCAGGTTATTCAGGTGAGATTTTTGTAAATCTACACAACATTGGAAATACACCAAAGACCATCGACATGGGGGATAAGATTGCTCAACTGGTTCTAATTCCAGTTGTTCAGTGGCGTAGTTTTCCGGTAGAGGAAGAAATGCTTTACGTTGATCCACTTACGATTTCAGATCGTGGTGATGGAGCATTAGGCAGCACGGGCAAGTAATGAAAGACATACAGGACTATCTGATAAATTTTATTGAGAAAGAACAAGAAATTTTTAGTAGATTTCCTGTATGTCCTTTTGCAAGAAAAGAAAGAATAGAGAATAAAATAAAGTACGTTGAATGTTCATTTGCTGACATCAATACAGAAAAAGTAATAAGTGAAACACTTGATTGGTTAGAAGGCGATTATTCAACACTCTTATACGTTGATAATAGTGATTCAAGTTATATCCAGACAAACCACTTTAATAAATGTATTGATGCCTTGATGGATAAGAAAAATGTAATTACTTTTCTTTTTCATAAAGAAAGTAAAAGAAAGTTTGGTGGAATATTTACCAGACGATCACCAAGACCATTTATTATGGTCGGATATAAAAAACAGATTGGGAAAAAGAAATCCCAACTACTAAAAACAAAATATTACGATAAATTAACAGACAAAGAATATGGTGTCCTGAACTCAAAGGAGAGGAAACGTGGGAAAGATAAAGCAGATAATTGAAAAAATAAAAACAGACGAGGACCTCACAACACAAGAGGTCTTGACAAAGTACCCAGACCTTGCTATACTATTAGAGCAAGAAGAACAACAGGAGAAACTAAATGAATCAAAAGACGGACGAGTTCTTCTCAAAAGTTGAGAACAAGTATGAAGTCAATATTGGTCGTGTAAAACGGTGCCCTATCTGTAAAGCAGAGGGAACACCAATGCAAGGCAACGGATTGGTTATGGAACATCGAGTAGATGGTGTCAAGGGCATCGTTTATCATCGATGGTCTTATGGCACAGGTCGTCTTGTACAACACGAATCAAGTGATACAAATGTTTTGTAATGAATAAAAAAATTACCGTTTTTGTTGATGACACAGAACAATCGCGTCAGGTTTTAGGTTTTATTGTAAAAAATGGAATCGCTCACAACTTGGTAACAGACCAAGATATCGTGAATAAAATAAAAGAGGCATTAGACTTTGAACCACCAATTATTCTGTGTCACGATGAAGACACTAACGAATATTCTATTTTAGAAAATAAAAAAGAATTAATGGAGATTAAAAATGGAAACTGATAATAGGCAGCAAAAGATGGCAGAGTATATTCAATCCCTCGCCGCTATTGAGGATTGTATGCGTCCTTACCGTGAGTCCCGCAAGGAACTACGCAAGAACTTTATTGAGAACGCATGGTTGGATAAGGATGAGATTTCCCTTGCAACAAAGGCATATCGTATGTGGGAGCAGCAGATTGACTTTGATGACTTTGCCAAGATTTTTGAGGCAGTAGAGACAAGCTTTATTGATAAGGAGGATAAGGATGACTCCGCTCAATAGGTCCTTGCTTGTAAATATCTTGGAGCAAGAAGAAGAGAAGCAATCAGCTTTTTATTTGCCTGATGATGTTGTAACAGGTAAGAAGCCGTTTGAGGTTGTGGAGATTGTTGATGTATCCTCAGAGTCGAAGTTTGTGGATAAGTTAAACCCAGGTGACAAGATTGTCGTTGAAGGTCACATGCTTCGTAAGATTAATGTGTTTGGTGAGACAGCAACTTTGATTGAGGATAATTACGTTTTAGCAAAAATGTAATGCCTAAGAAAATTGTTGAAATACCTTACGAAAATATCGTTGTTGGGTCGGACATAAGAGCACTGTTGTATTCCTTCACTAAGGGTATGACGTGCTTTTATGTTCATCAAAACAAGATAGAACCAATTGTTCAACCAGCCAATCAATTTGTCTTAGATAATTTCTGTGCAGATGAGAATATCGCAAATGAAAATAAACAAGAAAAGTTCTTAGAAACTGATAAATTAGAGTTCTTTT